GGTTCTGCTGCTCATATAAACCTCGAAGACCATTTAAGTAAGGAGCAGTATCTCAAACTGATTGACTTTGCTATTGCACAGGGAACCAACTACTTCACATTTAATATTCCCAATAGTAAATGTGATGACTGTGGGTATATAACCAAACACCCTATATGTGAGTGTCCCAAGTGTCATGGCAATAACATCACTCAGTATACTAGAGTCATTGGTTATCTAAGACCTATCAAAGCATTTGGCAATGACAGACAAATAGAAGCAAATAAAAGAGTTTATACAAAAAAAATATGAAAACAATAGTAGGACAACTTGACTACATGCAAGGTCATCTGAGGTATGGCCATATTGAATGCACTATCTCAGAAGAAGAATATGAGAAGAGCTTCAAGAATTTATCTAAAGAAGAACAGATAGAGTATCTTGAAGATAATGGTGTAGTGGTCTGTGATGATTTTTGAGATAGATGACTATCCTAGCCCTAGGAATATAGAAGTACTAAATGCTTAAATATGTTGATACCCAAGTAACATTTGCTGAAATCCCTGACGAGATAACTTTATGTATCAACCTGTCAAACTGTCCTTGTCATTGCAAGGACTGTCATAGTGACTATCTTGCAGGAGATATTGGTGAAGTTCTTACCATAACTAGGATTGAAAAACTCCTTGAAGAAAATAAAGGAGTAACTGCAATCTGTTTTATGGGAGGAGACAATGACCCTAAGTTGGTTAACCACTATGCGAGTCTTATCAAACAGAGTGTGATAGCAGTACCATCATTCCTCAACGATGGTCTGGATGGCCCTCAAATACAGCTCATAGACTATACACCTAACCCTATAAAGGTAGGGTGGTACAGTGGCAGACAGGAACTGGCCAAGGAAATCAACCTATGGAACTTTGACTACATAAAGCTGGGACCTTATAATGAGGAACTTGGTCCTCTCAATAGTAGAACCACCAATCAGAGGTTCTACAAAGTGTTCCACACCTCAATGGGTGTAAGCAAACTCATGGATTATACTAGTAAATTCTGGAAATCTAATGATTAAAATACTCACAAAAGAGAGCAGAGAAGGTGACCTTGCTGTGAAAACCACAGAGGTCACCTTTCTTTGTATCCCTATATTCAAATATAAGAAAACAACAACAAACAATAAGGCTGTAGCACTGCTGACAGTGGTAAATCAGCCTACAAAAGTAACTGGATTCATATGAGATTAACAATCAAAGTAAAAAGATTAAATATGCTTCTTGACCTCCCTGAAGTTATTGAAAAGGGAGACTGGATTGACCTTAGAGCTTCAGAGAATGTAATTATGCATGCTCCTCAAGCTGGTACTCTACAGAGACATAAGGTGAATGGTGAAGAGGTATCACACAGAGATGTAAAGTTTGACTTCAAGCTTATTCCTCTTGGAGTTGCTATGAAGCTACCAAAAGGCTTCGAGGCTGTGGTACTTCCCAGGAGCAGCACAGCTAAGAAGTTTGGTATTATTCAGGCAAACTCACAGGGAGTGATAGACCACACTTATCAGGGAGACGGTGATGAGTGGAAGTATCCTGCACTTGCTATTAGAGATACTGTAATTCATGAAGGTGACAGGATATGCCAGTTCAGAATTCAGCTCTCCCAGAAAGCTACAGTATGGCAGAAACTCAAGTGGCTCTTCTCCTCTGGTGTAAAGATAAAAGAAGTGGAATCACTCGGTGGAACTGACAGAGATGGCTTTGGTTCTACTGGAGTACAGTAAGGGAGGGGCATAACATGGTTATATTAAACGCAATTTTAGTATGTGCTGGAGTTGCTGCATTGGCTAGTGTGATTAATCTGTTTGACAATAAGAGTCAAGCACCTAAACACACACCTATGGAAGTTCAACTCCCTGGTAACCTTCCAATCATAGCCCTATCTACTAATAATGGAGAGGTACTGAATTTCATAGTTGATTCAGGGAGCAATATATCTCATATCTGTGCAGAACACTATGAAGCTCTGGGAGCAGAGCTTCTTGGAGTTTATAAAGATGGAGAAGTAGTTGGCCTTGGTGCAAAGAACACTGGTATTACAATGTGCAAAACTAACCTGTCCGACGTTCTTGGTAACAAATATGAAGTAAATCTCTCTGTATCTGAACAATTCTCCGCTGTAGCAAGAGGCATAGAAGCTAATACTGGAATGCCTATTCATGGTCTTCTTGGTACTGACTTCCTCATGCAGTATGGCTATGTAATTGACTTTAAATCTCTCGAAGTGTACTCCAAATGAAACCTGAGATATTGTTAAACTCCAGATATGGTGAAGACAATAGATTAATTAGAGAGGGTAGTGAAGGCTCACTAAGGTATAAACTTCAAACTAGGTTCAACTATAGGGCTGGTATTATTGAAGATAATCCTGATGAGTATAGTTTTATTGACCCCTCTGGGGGTCCATATATCACTATAGGTAGTGAAATAGATGGTCATATAGTCAAGTCTATCCATAAAGGAGGAATAATAGAGTTTGAATCATGAGTCAAATATATCTTGTAACAGGCCAAAAGCAACTGTTTGACAATGAGACCTACAAGATTATAGGGGTTGAGGAGTCTTTAAAGCTCCTTGACCCCTTAACTATTGTGGGCCTTGATACTGAAACTGAGGGATTTAGCCCATTTTTAAAGAAGCTGCTGATGCTTCAGCTTGGCAATAGGGATTTCCAGGTTGTCATTGACTGCACCACTGTGGATGTCAGACACTATAAGGAGTATCTGGAATCAGACAGATTGTTTCTTGGATGGAATCTTAAATTTGATGTTAAGTTTCTGTTCTATCATGGCATAGTTCCACGGAACTTATATGATGGATTCCTTGCAGAGAAGATGAGATGGCTTGGATGGCCTTCAGGTATGCACAGTTTGTCCTTGAAGTCTGCTGGTGAGAATTATCTTGGTGTTGAACTTGATAAGACAGTTCGAGGTCAGATTATATGGAAGAAGGAACTTACTGATGAGATTGTAGAGTATGCTGCCAATGATGTCAGGTATCTGGAAGATATTATGATTAAGCAGAAGGAGATACTCTATAGCAGAGGTCAGAAGTTGGCTCTAGAAGTAGAGAATAAAGCCATTCTTCCTACAGCCTACTTTGAATTTTGTGGTGTCAAAATTGACGTTGATAAGTGGAAAGCCAAAATGCAGAAGGATGAGGCTGAATTGCAAGAGGCACAGGAGGAACTGGACAAGTTCATAGTTGACTTGTATAATGAGGGAGCAGAAGGAGTTAGCAAGTTCATTGAGATGGCACAACCAGACCTCTTTGGTTTTGTAACACCTGGTCCTAGATGTAAAGTTAACTGGAACAGTTCAAAGCAAGTAATTCCTCTCCTTGAGTTCTTTGGCTTCAATCTGGAAACTAGAGATAAGGTTCATGGGGGAATGAAGAAGTCTGTGGATGCCACTGTAATAGAAGGTCAGAAGGACTTACATCCTATAGCCAAAGTCTACTTGAGATTCAAGGCTGCACAGAAGGTAACAAGCACTTATGGACAGAACTTCTTAGACTTAATCAACCCTAAGACTGGTAGAGTTCACACTTCATTCAATCAGATAGGAACAGATACTCATAGGTACAGTTCAGGTGGAGGTGATGATAAAGAGGTTATTCCTGGCAAGAAGATACCTCTTGTGAATCTACAAAATCTTCCTGCTGATGCTGAAACTAGAGCTTGTTTTGTAGCTGAAAATGGCAATAAGTGGATTAGTGCTGACTATAGTGGAGAAGAGTCTGTAATTCTAGCCAATATCTCCAAGGATAAGGCAATGATAGAACTGTTCCTTCATGGCTGTGGAGACCTACATAGTCTGGTAGCCAAGATGGTTTACCCCGATGAACTTGAGGGTATTCCTGTGGAGCAAGTCAAGAAACTCAGACCTGACTTAAGAAAGAAAGCCAAGGCTCCTGAATTTACCTTTGCCTATGGTGGAGATGCCAATACTCTTATTGGTAGAGACCATATTCCAGAGGAGGAAGCAAGAGCCATTGAAGCTAACTATAAGAAGGGTTTTCCTGGTGTGGCAGCATATCAATCCTATCAAAGGAAGATTGTAATGCAACTTGGTTATATCAACACCTGCCCAGAGATAGGTTTCAGAGCTCACATTTATGACTTTGAGGAACTTGGTAGAGTGCAGAAACAATTTGGTAAAGAGTTCTGGGAAAGATACAGAACTCTTAAAGCGACAAATCCTTCAGACCCACTTGTTGAAGAAGTCAGACATTATTTCAGAAGAAAGTCAGCTTCAGAAAGACAGAGCATCAATTATCCGATACAAAGTAGAGGTAGTGCTATCTTCAAGATAGCAGCAGTTAATCTCTTCAATTGGGTAATCAAGAATAATCTGTTTGGTATAGTGAAGTTTTGCATCCCAGCACATGATGAGTTTAACATAGAGGCTCCTACTGAAATGGCAGAAGAGGTAGCTAGTAAACTGCATGAGTGTATGGTCAATGCAGGTAAGTTCATCTGTAGAACTGTACCTTTGGAAGCAGAAGTGTCAAGGCTTAAAGATGACACATTACCTACATATTGGATACATTAATGATTAAGACACTTATAATAATTGGAGTAATTGTAATAGTGGTGCTAGTGATAGGACTCCTTGGCCTCCCGTGGCTGCTTGCAGAATCAGCTGAAGCTATAAGTGCCATTTGGAAATACAAATGATGAGAAATGAAGATGTAGTAAAAGGCTTCAGAGATGGTATAAACTGCCATACTGAAAACCTTAGCAGTGAAAATGGTAAACTTTACTCTTATGCTACTTGTATTGCACAGTGGCATGAGGGTAAGATTTACCTCAACTATACCAAGTATAGTACAACAACAAGTCACCACCAGACCCTTGTAAGAAGACATTGTAATCCTTATAAGATTGGTTGTGACACGATACCTAGAAACATTGTTAATTTAGAAAAGTATATCAATGGACAGAATTAATCCAGACTATTACAAACAGCACCCCTCTGGTGTTGAATGTATTGAAATCACCAGACATTACCCCTTCTCAATAGGTAGTGCCTTCAAGTACTTATGGAGAGCAGGCCTTAAAAAAGAGATGGGTCTTGAGGATACCCAGAAAGAGATTGAGGACCTTGAGAAAGCAATCTGGTATATCAACGACAGAATAAATCAATTAAAATGTGGAATAGCAAAGAAAGAATGACAAAGCGAGAGTACTTGAAATACAACCAGACAATGGTTGACATGCG